GCCATTATAAATACTGTTTGAATATATTTGTCATTCCCTCAGCTTGATCGATTAGGAATGCTGTCACTTCACCTTTAGACATTGTGTGACCATTCTTATCATCCCAAAGGCTCTTAGCATTTGAGAAAGCTGGAATTTGGTAAAATTTAATACCGTTAAAATCATGACTCACTTCATGGTGCTTATCTCCTGTGAATATATAGAAGTTATGGTGGAATGACCATTGGTCTCTATATTCTATTGGAAAAAGTGCTGCAAGTTTAGCTGGCTTAATCGCATCCCCATGATTGAACATTAATGCTGAATTGCCATAACTTACATACTTTCTGTATTTAGGAGAGCTATCAATTGTAAGTCTGTCTATATTTCTAAAATACGTTTGTAACCAGTTAACCATATGCCATCCTACAAACTCATCGTGATTACCAGCTACATACACCACATTAACATGTTTAGCGTATTGTAATAACATTGTAATCATTAACACCTCATGGTCACATATATACTCAAATGAAGTGTGATATGTATGTGTATTCTGTTGAGGGGTTCCTTTTGTAGTTGCATTGGTGTATTCACTATTAAACTCATCTGAGCCAATAATGTATGTTATTTCTTCTAGGTTGTTTGAAAGTTGAGCTTGTGCAGCTATCACTTCCACCTTATACATAATCTTAGCTAGTCTATCTAGTACATTGTTATTACCATCTACATCCCATTTGTTTAAATGAGAGTCTTGTTTGTTGATAACTAACATACCGTTTGGTCTCTCTGGGTCAAACTTAGGACTCATAACTTCCTGACTAACAGGCTGATATGAAGCTAAAAAGTCCACAAAGCTATCTTGAAAAACTTGCTCTGCAGACTTCTTCGCTAGCCAGGCTTTAACCTGCCAATGGGGATTTCCACCATTCCCCCAGAAGTTCTGTACATATTTAGTTATTTCCCATTTATCTGTGTCTATGTGACACTTCTCAATTAGTTCATCTAAGCTCTTAACCTCTTCGCTAAAGTTAGCTACCACCTCACCAACACCTTTACTGATGTCCTCTGTAAACTTAACTATTACGTTCTCTAATTCAGAAATGTAATTTCCAATCTCAGCATCTTCCTCACTCTTCTCTTGATTTCTTAATTCTTTTAATAACTCGTCAACCTCAAATTCTGTAATTCCAAGCTTATCAGCATAGAATTGTTTACTCTTTTTCCAATGTAGAATCTCTTCTAGCTGTTGTAGCAATGATTGGTTTTCAGACATATATGGTTTAATTTAGTTAAAATTAGTGTAAAGGTACGAACTAATTTTGACATTTACAAAATTTAATTAACCAATTTAATTATATACATTAATCAATTTGATTAGAGTTTAAACAAAAACCCCCAGCCTAGAAAGGCCAGGGGATACCTTGTAAAACCAACAAAACAAGGTTTTTGATTATGTTAAGGACACGCTGTTGTAGCAACAATGAATCCACCATTATCTACTTGATAGCTGTTTGCACCAGCACCCTGAGAGTACCACTGGTTACCTCCAACTACAGGAGTTACACCACACTCACCTAATACCCAAAATCTTGTAGGAGCTAAAGCATTATCAGTATCAAACTGTGTTAAGCTTCCTAAATGAGCACATGCAGTGGCATTAGCAGGATATAAGAAAATCTGTTGACATGGTGCAGCTGTAGTGGTTGTAGTTGTTGTAGATGTACTAGTACTAGTAGTTGTAGTTGTTGTACATGGCACTATAGATATATCTGTATAGTTTGTACATGTTCCTGTAGACATAACACGAACAATTGTTGTGCTAGTTGGAACTAATGTAGATGTATATCCAGCTAATAAGCTAGATTTTGATACACCTGTTTCAAATGGTACAGAATATGAATTTGTATCTGAATATAAGCTAAATGGTCCTGTTGAAGAACCAGCTGTTGTTAATGTAATTAATACTGTCATATTATGGTTTATTAAGGAGTTGTTGTTGTGGTTGTTGTTGTAGGAGTTGCAGTGGTTGTTGTTGAAGATGTACTAGTAGATGTAGAACTAGATGTTGTAGATGTTGTAGGAGTAATAGCACAAGAGTTTACCAATGTACAGAACATCACCTTTAAAGATGGGTTCTGATTGATTACAGTGATAAGAGTTTGTACTAGTTCTACAGGATCAAGTGCGTTATCTAGTTTCTGCAAAGCTAATGTCAATATATCCCCTGTATCAATTCCTGAATTAGGAAGACCTGGTCCATTATATTGAACAGCTGATGTAGGAATAGGATAACCAGCGAATGCTCCATTATTACAATTCTGTGGATAATAGGCATTCACTGTATTTTCAAAGCAAGGGGTACCAGGTACGCAAGCCATTATAATTTAGTTTAATCGATTAAGGAATGTATATAATGTAATAGCAAGCACGTACAGGCTGGATGTTAGCATGACCTAATCCACCGCCTGTATTACCTACTGTTACATTTATACCTGTACTAGCACTTGTTGTGTATTCAGGTGCAGTGAGTGCTGGATCACCATTTGTTAATTGTGTAGCCACACATTGTGTTCCACCAGAGTCATCTGTAGTTCTGTTACCTCTAAAGATAGAGCTACCAGGAGCATGCACGTGACCAGGATCAGTAACTGTAACAGGATGTGAGTGTGCAGGGATTTGTGTACTGTTTAATATTACACTGTTAGCACCACCACCATCTCCAAGAGCATAGTTAGGGTTACCAGCATAAATAGGATTAACAGCAGCATCTAGAGCTCCACCACCTACACCAACAATAGCACCTACACCAACACGTCCTCTTTTATCAGGAGTTCCATTTAAGCCATTACATAGGTAGATTTTGTCAAACCCATCAGCAGGATTACCTGCTCCAGTGATATCAAAGTAACTTAACGGACCATAGTATTCTACAGCTGTGTAAGGAACCATCTTTGTATAGTTCTGTGTAGGAGCAAGACTATCTAAATAAGCTTGGATTAAACTGTTTAAGTCAGAAAGCTTTACATAGTTAGTATCTAAATCAAGAGCTAATGCATCTAAGTCTACACCTAGGTCACAAAGCTTTGTAATAACAGCCTGAACAACAGCATGTGTATCAGAAGTAGAGGTTACACCTGTAAGACAGTCTACGTCATAGTTTGCATTCAATACAGCAATATCAGCTTCTACAGCATCAACTTGCACCTGTAAATCACACGCAGCTTTTACTAAAGCTGTAAATAAATCTAAAGCAGAAGGATCTCCACATTCTGGAAAACAAGGAGGAAGATATTGTGTAACTAAGTTACAATAATCTTCTGAACTTATAGTGATAGAAATTCCTGTTCCATCTAAGAAACTAACCACTTTATTAATAAGAGATTGTTCTACAACAAGAAGATTATCACCAGATTCTATTCCTAGTTCAGGAACAGATTCTCCTGTGTATCTAACACATTTATCAGAAACAATCTCTACACAACCGTTATAACAATTTGTACAAGACATTTTATAAATTATTTATGAATTAAGAGTTTTACTTTACTCGCTATCATCTTTACAGTAAAGTGACTAGCGTAGTCAGGGTTACAGAACTTGTAAGTCAAGATCCTTTTATAATTTAGTAAGTCACCAATTACAACCCCTGGTACAGGATAGTTTAAAGAGAACACAATATTGTTATATTGATTGTTTGCTAAACTTGTTAACTTGCAATCAATATCATTTAATAGTACAGGAATAGTTGTACAATCAATACAGTTTGTAAGCCTTGGTGATAACATTTTTTATTCTTTGAGTTGCTTGCTTCAGCTTGTAGTTACATGCTGAACATAAGCCGTTAATTAATTGACATCCACATCCTACTTTGATGCCACAGTCTCTACAGTTTGCCATTTTATTGGAAATTAATTATGTAGTTATTTCCTGAACAACCACAATTGGTTTTAATAAAGTTATTAAGCATTCTATCTGCTTGTACATACAGTTTGTTAGAAGTATCTACAGCACAGTTGTTAGCTGCAGCAATAGAACCCTGAATCATGTAGTATACACTATTTAAGTCAACCTTAGCTTGTGTCTTGATAGCAAGATCACATTCCATCATATCAAGCTTCATAAAAGCATTATCAAACTTCTCTTGTAATTGTTCAACACGAATGATGGTTTTGGTAACAAAGTTCAGATATGCAGGAGCAACAGAATATGTTAATGTATAGATTCCATCAGGTAGAGGAATCAATGGAGCTCCTACAACACTAAGTCCTAATGATGCTGAATTAAGTATATTAAAGTCATTAACGTTGAATGGTACAAATACAGGTGCAAATCCAGGCATTGTTACTTCAAGAGTTGGAGAAGTAACAACAGGAGGATCTGTATCATAAGTTGATGCATCAGCCACACCTAATGTTAATGTATTATAAGTTGGTACTACCAGTATATCTAAGGTCATGTCTTTAAAATAAATATGCCAGAGGATTTGAGAAATATCCTCTCACCCTCTGGCATAGGTTATATGATTCTACTTGTATTCTATTAAGGAATCAAAGTAGTTGTTGTTGAAGTACTAGGCCAAACAGTAGTTGTAGTAGAAGTTGTACTTGTGATAGGACCGCTATCATCAGTTACAGCACCTAAAGCAGCAACTAAGATTGCCTCGATTGTAGCAGTTGCACCACTAGGAATAGCAATGATAACAGTGCTATCTTCAATGATGTAATCACCCCACTTGTAAGCAGATTTGTCATACTCATTGAACTTAATGTAATAAGTGTCATAAGTAGTACCATCAGTTACCCAAGACTCAAAGTTCTCGTTGTAACCAACCATTCTGTACAAATGCTTAAGGTAACCAGCTTGGTAGCTATAGAAGTTTTTCTCTAATTGCTTGATCTCATCTGAAGTACCAGATACATAAGAAGCACGTTGAGTAACTACAGCCTCAGCAACGATGTTACAATTGTCAGCAACAATGAAGTCAGCAGTTGTAGCTGGTCCACTGTATACGAAAGTACGGAAGTACATACGATCGTATTCCCAAGGGAATGCAGCAACATCACATGGTTGACCATACTTAGTTAATGGTTTACCAGAGATAACTAGTTTAGCACTAGCATTGTTACCAACTCTTTGGAATTGATAGAAAGTGTCAAAGCTAATGTTGTCAGGGTTGTTACCTGGAGCTTCTTGTCTGAACTTTAAGATAGCTTGATCGATGAAAGCAGGAACATCAACATCTGCACATGGATCGCCACCACACTCTAAACAAGGAGCAACAACTGTAATAGAACGGGTGAAACCGTTGAAATACAATGTGTCAATGTAAGAAGAATGAGCACGTAATGTGAATGTTACAACATCACCTGGTTTAACGTTAAAGTTACTAATTTCAGTTACTTGGTTAGCAGCAACTGGATTACCAACAACTTTATACCACTCACTAACTTGGGCAGAAGCAATCTTGTCAGAACGCTTAGAACCTTGTAAATAAGTGTTTGTTCTACCTTGAGCTAAATAGAAATACGGTTTAGCAGCAATGTTACCTGCATTAGCTACAGTGTAATCGCTTCTAAAAATACCAAACTGACCTGCGGTCAAGTTTTGCGTAGAACCAGAGCTAGGTAGAGTGTTTCCTACTGGAACTACGAAGAGCGTAGTTAATGAAAAATCAGCCATTTTTTGTTTTATTTAAATTGTGAAAATAACTATTCGTTTGTCTGAATCCTAAACTGAGCACTTTGAACTGCAGATTGATTCTCTGTATACATCGCTAGGTTTTGAACTGTTAAGTCTAACAACTCATCTTCCAGGTATGTTTCTAGTTCACAGTCTTGATCGAAAGAGTCCTGTCCGTCTAACATAACATATCCAGTTTTATTAATATACTTAGGATATCTCATGTATGATATGTATATCTTCTTAGGTGTAAATGTACCGTCAGTAAATATAGAAATCTCATCAGAAGTTAGGAGGTTGAACGTTTCTTGATATTCAAACGATGGTTTGTAATGGGTATTGTTTAAGCAGAATTGCAAATCGCTATGCTTAGCCAAGTCTCTATTAATCCATATTTGTCTATCCTTACATCTACCCTTATCTGCAAGTACATAACTATCTACATAGAACATGTACTTTGGATCGAGTTGATCTAGTCCAGCCGACCATTGATTTAATTCAGCATTCTTGATTGTTAAGTCAAGAGGTTGTTTATTGTAATCTACAACCAGATTTTGTAAGTCTTCATAACGCTTTTTGAAAGCATCGAGACCTAGACCAGAAATTGTGTTTTGACCGTCAACCTTCTGTTTAATCAACTTGATCTGAGCTTCATTCAAAGCTAAAATCTTATCTTCTAAGTTAATTTGTTGATGTTCGTTAGTTGATAGTTTATTTAGTTTCTGGTCAATTTTATATAATAAACTATCTACGGGTATCATACAGAAGCTATTTTCTTAGTTTTTAATTTTCCTTCCAAGGTTAATAATTCGTCTTGGTTATCTTCATCAGCAAGGAATTTAACTAAATCATCTTCATCCTTAGCAATCTCAAATTCACCTTCATACACCTTACCATTAGGTTTTAAACGATATACTGAGTGAGCGATAGCTTGCTTAACCAAGTCTTTAATATGGAGTAAGTTTTCCTTCATATCTGCAAATCTGCTGAACACCTCTACAGGGTTTAAACCAGCATGTTTACCATTCTTGAATTCTGTTTGTTTTAATAGGTTATCTACCTGATTGTATACAGATTCTTCTTTAGTGTCTTCTGTAACAGGTAATCCTAACAATCTTGCCACTTTACGCTTCTTCTCTGGAGTCATTGCATCAAACTTGACAATAGCCTTGTTGATCAATTGTTTCTTCTTGAATATCACTGCATTCTCAATTTCATCATCAGCAACGTAAAATTGTGTATCTGCAGGAACTTCACCACGCTCCCAAGCCTGATAGCTAGAGGCAATTGTTGGATGAACTCTCAACCAAGCAAATGCTAATTCCTGAAAAGGATTAGAGAAATCAAAGTAGTTATCACCATCCATTAACTTAACAGCTTGTACATGTAATGTATCATCTGTAGATGTAGACAATCCATAGTTCCAGAAACTAGAACGAGGACTTAAATCAACATCACCTAACGCAGATTCAAGTTTTTTCTTAAGTGCTGTAACTCTTTCAACTTCCATTTCTCTTTCAAGACTGTCACCCATTCTACGAATGTATGCAGCATTTGGATCTAATCCAGTTCTGTACTGACCATCAAGTTCCTTGTAAGGATACTTAAATACACCTGTTCCAGGGATCCTGGTTAAACCTTTTTGTGCAAGACCACCTTGCATGGTTTGCAACTGAGAGTTGTTGTAATCTTTCTTTAGTGTAGAGA